TCAAGGAGGCAGAGCGAATCGCCAAGTGGAGGGCAACTAAGAGCGCGGAGGAACTGGCGTGAGTAACACCGTTAGTAACGCACCGTGTAACGCCGTTACAAACGGCGTTCGTAACGGCCCGTGTACGTGGGTCCAGAACCAGAACCAGAACCAGATCTGTTTTACAGGCTGTTTGTTCTCTTCTGTGGCTGAGGTTCATTCATCCGTCGCTCTGCGAAGGGGATGAATGATGAACATCAATGAGCAAGAACTACGAGCCATCGCCTTCCTCGCCGCCCGCTGCCGACCCCACGGTGCGCACCCCTGGGACGAACCCGGCATCGTCGCCAACCTCCGCAAGGTCGCACACCTGAACCTCGCCGAGGTCGCCATCGCAACCATCAGGGCAGCGGCGACTAGGCAGGCCGAGAATCCCGGTGTCATCGCCGTCACGACCGGCGAGCACTGGCGCGAGAAGGTCACCGAGTCCCAACGCCCTGTTGCGCCCCGTCGTGAGGACCAGTGCGCTGACTGTGGCCGACCACTCGCCGAATGCAGCAACAACCTCGGCTGTGGCACCAAGAGCAGACGACGCATAGGCAGCACACCGACCGCGGACTACCAGGCGGCACGGGCAGCGATGGGAGAGGCGTGATGGAGATATTGCCCAAGGTCACGACCGTGCGACACAAGGTCGGCGAATGCCCAGCGTGTCGAAGCTTCCTGTGGGCCGAGGTCGACCTGCAGGTCCGGATCGGCGAACCAATGCTGACCCAGGATTCTCGACCTCACGTGTTCGCCGCTGCTGATGTGATTGCCATGCGGGTTAACCACGAGTACATCAAGGTCGATGACGAAGTGATGGGAGAGGCGTGATGGCGTCTCAGGCTTGCGAGGTTGCCCGCTGTGGCTCGAATGGGCGTTCGGTGGACAAGAACTACACCGATGAGATTTGCGGCGCTCAGATCGGAGAAACGGCGTGACCTGCCTGTGCGGTGCCCCGACCCGAGATGACGCCTATGTCTGCGATAACGACCTCGGACACCTCGCTCGCGCACTCGGTGAGGTCCCCTGGCTCGACGAACAGCTCACCATCACCATGAGTCGCGAGTCCGGCGTCGACTACGCCACGATGGGCGGATCACCGTCGAGCGAGACCCCGCTATCCGTGAACGCCGGCGCGCTCGAGGCGCACATCAATCTCCGCGCCGTGCTGGTCACGTGGGTCCGGTTCTGTGAGGAAGAATCCATCCGGCACCAGGCGCGCACCGACGCGCTACCGGCCAACACGCTGCCCGCAATCTCCCGCTGGCTCCTGTGGCGCGTGGACGGACTCGCGTTCTCCGACCTCGGATTCGACGCCTACAGCGAGATCACCCGCGCAGTCGGTCGCGCCCGCATGACCATCGACCGGCCAGCCGAGAAAGTCTACGCCGGACCCTGCGAATGCGGCCGGGACCTGTACGCCAAACCCGGAGCCAAGCTCACCAAGTGCCGCGGATGCGAACGCGAGTACGACGTCGACGAGATGCGCGAGTGGATGCGCTCAGGCGTGATGGGACGGCTCGTCACCGCGAGGGAGGGCGCAACCCTGCTCGGACGGTTCGCGTTGCCGACCGCACAGAAGACCATCGACTCCTGGCATCAGCGCAGGCAGCTCCTTGACCACGGCAGCAATGCCGATGGCCGTCGCCTGTACCTCATTGACGACCTGCTCAACCTCGCTGCACGCCACGCGAAATCGGCATAAACACGCCCATCGAGAATGTTGACGGCGAGACAGTTTGCGGCGTAGGTTCGTGCTAGGTCGCATGTCGTGTCTCACGACAGCGGCCTTCGTCATGTCCAGGAGGTTGCGAATGGCTGCCTTCCGATGCACCGGCTGCGAACGTGACCTCAAGCCGCATTGCCCCGACCGAATGGAAACCAGTCCGCAGTCACACTGCGACTGGTGGACGTGCAGCAACCGGGCCTGTGACCACGAGACCTACGACGTGAAGCGCGGCGTGTTGCGATACACCGACCTGCACGTCGAGCGGTTAGGCGCGTGACCACATCGTGGTCGGGACAGCGCACCAGTTTTCCGAAGTCGGTACGTCATCTGATCCTCAGCCGTGACCCCGTGTGTGTCCTGTGCGGGACCAAGCGTTCAACGATCGCTGACCACGAGCCGAACTACGTCGAGCTCGTCCGGGCCGGCGTCCAGAATCCTCACGATCCCCGGTATGGGCAGGGCGTGTGCGATTCCTGCCATGAGGCCAAGACCAAGCGCGAACGACGAGCAGGCATTGCACGCCGCGCCGCCAGCCGACGACGTCCAGCCGAGCGTCATCCAGGAGTTCGCTGACCCCCTGGGGACCTACCCCCAACGAGCCTGACGCGCCGCACGACGTCGGTCGCTTCCCGTTTTGCGTGCAGGCCGCGCGCCGTTTTTCCGGGCCCCCCAGGCGGGGGTCACCATCGACCCTGGAGGTCACCGCCATGAGCGAAGCCGCTGTCGATTCCCCGAAGTTCGCCGCAGCCGGCGCCGAGTTGTGGGACTCGATCGCTCCAAGGTACGACCTGCGTCCGGACGAACTCCGGATTCTGGCCGACGCCTGCTACCTGGCCGACGCGATCGAGGTGCTCCGCGCCGCGTTCGCCGCTGACGGTCGGGCGATGGTGCCAGGGTCAATGGGCCAGTTGGTGATGAACCCGCTGCTCAACGAACAGAAGGCGCACCGGACCGCGATCGCTGGCCTGCTCGTGAAGTTGAAGCTCCCCGACGACGGTGCTGGCGAGTCCGGCGATGTATCCACCCCGGCCCGCAAGGCGGCGGCCGCGCGGTGGAGTCGTGGCGCGTAGCAAGGCCCGGACCGCTGACGACGACCACTTCGAGCTCGACCTCGCGGCCGACTACTATCGCCGCCGACTGACCGCGCCGGCCGTGGTCGAGCGGTTTGAGTGGGAGCCGGTGAAGATCGGCCCGACGTGGCAGCTCGACGGCGGCCACTGGCTGCTTCCGGAACAGACACTCGGGTGGACAATGCTCGCCTGGTGCGGCGTGATGCTCCAGGCCGGCCGCGACGAACCGTGGGTGTTCACCGATGAGCAGGCCCGGTTCCTGCTCTGGTGGTATGCCGTCACCGACTCGGGCCGGTTCCTGTTCCGTGACGGGGTGCTCCAGCGGCTAAAGGGCCACGGCAAGGACCCGATCGGCGCGTGCATCAGCCTGTTCGAGACGGTCGGACCTTGCACGGTCGGGGACATGGTCGAGGGCCAGCCGGTCGGTGTCCCGCACGCCGATCCTTGGGTGCAGATCGCGGCGGTTTCGCTCGAGCAGACGAAGAACACGATGCGACTGCTGCCATCCCTGGTGACGCCCAAGGCCCGGGAACTGCACGATCTGGTGATCGGCAAGGAGACCGCGTACTCGGGCAACAGGTTCCTGCAGGCGGTGACGTCATCGCCAGCGACTCTGCAGGGTGCTCGGGCGACGTTCGTGCTGATGAACGAGACCCACGAGTGGGTCTCATCGAACGGTGGCCACGACATGGCCTACGTGCTTTCGAACAACGCGACGAAGAGTCGGGGCGGCGCCGCGCGAACCCTGCGGATCACGAACGCCTACGAGCCAGGGCTCGATTCGGTCGCTGAGTCAGACCGTGAAGCATGGCAAGACGTCCAAGCCGGCCGCGCGGTCGACACCGGGTTGCTCTACGACTCACTCGAGGCCGCGCCCGAAGCTCCGTTGACCGTGGAGGCGGCGCCAGCGGTCGTTCGGTCGGTTCGTGGAGACTCGGTGTGGCTCGACGTGGACCGGATCGTGCAGTCGATCGCGGACGTGAGGAACCCAGTCAGCCGGTCTCGACGGTTCTGGTACAACCAGATCGTGGCCGCCGAGGACGCGTGGGCCGACCCGAACAAGGTCAAGGGCGCCCAGGTGGACGCGCAGTTGGTCGCAGGCGACGAGATCGTGATGTTCGGCGACGGGTCGAAGTCCGATGACGCGACCGGGCTCGTCGCGGTCCGTGTCTCAGACGGCCTCGGGCAGGTCCTGCACGTGCAGCAGCCACGGCATGGGAACATCGTCGACCGGCTCGCGCTCGACAAGGCCGTGACCGACGCTTTCAACACCTATCGGGTGGTCGCGTTCTGGTTCGACCCGTCGCACGCGAAGGACGACGACGCCGAGGGTGATTCCCGGTTCTGGTGGCCGCTTGTAGACGAGTGGTCCCAGCGGTTCGGGGCTAAGTTGAAACTCTGGCCCGTCGCCAGTGGTCCTGGGAAGCACGCCGTGGCGTTCGACATGTCGCGCCACACCCATCAGGCCGTGTTCGTGCCGGCCGTCGAGCAGTGTCTGAGCGACCTAGATAACGGCATCGCGAAGTTCGCGCGCTCCAACTGGCTAGCCGAGCACCTGATCAACGCCCGCCGCAACGCAAACACCCGCTGGGGCGTGACGATCCGCAAGGAGCACCGCGAGTCGAAGCGCAAGATCGACCTCGCGATCTGCTTCATCGGTGCGCGGATGTTGCGGCGCAACTACCTCATGACCAAGAAGTCGAAGACGCCGGGATCTGGCCGGATCACCGTGCTGTGACCCTCGCGGAGGAGGACTTGTGGCCTTCACCGCGCCGTCGAACCCGTCCTTCGTGAGCCAGAGCACCGCGATCCTTTCCCTCCCGTCGCTCACCCTGTCCGACGATGAGTCCCGGCTCCTCCAGGCCCTCATCGTGCGGCTCTTCGAGCAGCGGCCGGCCCTGATCCTCCGCGGCCTGTACTACGACGGCCTCCAGAAGATGCAGGACCTCGGCATCAGCATCCCGCCGGCCCTTTCTGGGCTCCGGACCATCATGGGCTGGCCCCAGATCGGCGTCGACGCCGTCGAGGAGCGCCTCAATGTCGAGGGATTTCGGTACCCGGGAGCCCCGCGGCTCGACGCGGACCTCGCGACGATTTGGCAGGCCAACGACCTCGACGGCGAGAGCGGTCTCGCGCACCTCGATGCGCTCATCCACGGCCGCTCCTACATCACCGTCGGGCCAGGTGAGGACCCCGAGATCCCGCTGATCACGCCCGAGTCGGCGCTGAACATGGTCGTGATGTGGGATGCGCGGCTGCGGCACCCGGTCGCCGCTCTGCAGATCTACCTCGACACCGACTTCGGGTCCGACATGTACGGCCAGGAGGTGGCGGCGCTCTACCTGCCCGACCGGACCATCTACATGGCCCGGGACACCGTCCAGGTGCCGTTCGCCGCCCAGGGATGGGAGATCACCGAGCGCGACAACCACAACTTCGGACGCGTGCCGGTGGTCCGGCTCGCGAACCGGCAGCGGATCCACACCCGTGAGGGCCTCTCGGAGATCACTGCGGCCTGGATGAACACCACAGACTCGGCCTGCCGGACCCTGCTCGGCATGGAAGTCGGGCGCGAGTTCCATGCAGCGCCGCGCCGGTACATCGTCGGGGCCTCTGAGGAGGCATTCCAGAACGCCGACGGGTCACCGCTCGACCCCTGGGACGCCTACATGGGCAAGGTCTGGGGCATCACGCGCGACGAGGACGGCAACGTCCCGACCGTCGGCACGTTCGCGCCGTCTGACCCGTCGGTCTACACGAAGCTGATCGACTCCTATACCCAGATCATGGCCGGACTGACCTGCTTGCCGCCCCACTTCCTCGGGATGAGCACCCAGGGCAACCCGGCCTCGGCAGACGCCATCCGGTCGAGCGAGTCGCGGCTGATCAAGCGCGTCCAGCGCAAGCAGATTGCCTTCTCTGACGGGTGGGAAGAGACCATGCGCCTCGCGCTGGCGATCCGCGGCGGCGCGATCCCCGACGGTGCCGAGCGCATCGAGACCGACTGGACCGACGCGAACACTCCGACGTTCTCCGCGACCACCGACGCGATCACGAAGCAGGTCGCCGCCGGCCTGATCTCCTCTCGGTCCGATGTCGCACTCAAGCGGCTCGGTTACAGCGCCGCAGAACGCGCCCGGATCGCCGACGAGCTCGCCAACGACCCGGCCGAGGCGTTCCTCGAGGACATCGGGCACACGTTGGCAGCCAAGGCCGACCGTGCAGCGAAGGGCCTCATCGAGGAAGCGTCTCAGCCGGTCGATCCGGCCACCGAAACGCCCCCGACGCCGGCAGCGATGCCGAAGCAGCGCCCTCCGCGGCCCTGACCCCCCTTTTCCGGCCTGGCGCCGGGATGCATCACCCCCAACCCGCCCCAGGAGGGCAGTCATGTCCGAATCCACCATCGAGACTCCCGAAGAGTCGCCTGCTGCAGCGGCGATCCAGGAGGAGACCCCTGATCAGGCCGCCGAAACGGCCGAATCGACCGACGGTCACGCGCCAGCGGACGAGGAGGACATCCCGAACGTCATCAAGGCGCTCCGGGAGGACTTCAAGCAGGAGCGCGCGAAGCGGCAGGCCGCCGAGCGCAAGGCCGAGAACGCGGTCAAGGACTTCACGCAGACCATCGGGAAGGCGCTCGGGCTCGTCAACGACGACGCCCCGGTCGATCCGGTGGTGCTGACGCAGAACCTCGCCGACTCACAAGCCGACGCGAAGCATTCGAAGGTCCAACTCGCGGTGTTCCGCACGGCCCGTGAGGCCGGTGGGGACGCCGAGGCGCTCCTGGACTCCGCCAGCTTCCTGAAGTCCGTCCATGACATCGACCCGAGCGACACCGTGGCCATCTCGGCTGCAATCGCGGAGGCCGTCACCGCCAACCCGCGGCTCGGCGTCATCGAGCAGCGGACCGGCATGCGACCGAACCCCGCCCAGGGGTCCTCGGCCGCGCCGCCGCTCACCACCGCGCAGCGCATCGCCGCGGCGCAGGAGGCCGGCGACCTCAAGACCGCCATGCGACTCAAGGCTTCGCAGGCGCTCAACGCCAACCCGTAGAGACCCGAACAGCCGGCGTCTCGGAACCCGATAGGAGCCCATCATGGGTGCAGTGTCCGGGCAGGGAACCACGTTCAACCTGCCGAACTACCACGGTGAGCTCTTCACCGTCACGCCGACCGAGACGCCGTTCCTGTCCGCCATTGGCGGCCTGAACTCGGCCAAGACCGCGCACGCGATCGACTTCGAGTGGCAGACCATTGATCGTCGCTCGTCCTCGGCCAACAACGCCGCGCTCGAGGGTGCGGCCGCACCGTCCGGTGCCGAGCGGTCCCGCACGCAGTTGAAGAACTGTGTGGAGATCCACCACTCCGCGATCGAGATCTCGTACTCCAAGTTCGCCGCGCGCGGCAACTTCTCCGGGGTCAACGTCGCGCCGCAGTGGGACGACTTCGTCGCCGACGAGCTCGCCATCCAGACGATGGCCGAACTCGAGTCGATGGCTGTCGACATCGAGCAGTCGTTCCTGTCGGGCACCTACGCCCGGCCGGCGAACAACAGTTCGGCCCGCACCACCGGCGGCGTCCTGACCAACGCCGCCACGGTCTCGGCCAACGGCGGCACCGGCCGCGCGCTTACCAAGGCCATCGTCGACGCCCACCTGAAGTCGATGTTCGACGCCGGCGCGAAGCTGCCCCAGGACACCACGGTGTTCATGGTCGGGTCGGCCCAGAAGGTGAACCTGTCGAACACCTACGCCACGGCCACCCTGAACCAGGTGCCGTTCCAGCGCAACGTCGGCGGCGTGAACATCGACACGCTGGTGACCGACTTCGGCACCTTCGGCGTCATGCTCAACCGCTGGATGCCGTCCGGTCAGATCGGTGTCGTCGACCTCGGCGTCTGCTACCCGGTCTTCCTGGAGATCCCGGAGAAGGGCCTGCTCTTCACCGAGGAGCTCGCGCGCACCGGATCGAGTCGGAAGTTCCAGCTGTACGGCGAGGTCGGCCTGGAATACGGCCCGACCAACGCCCACGGCGTGATCAAGGACCTCAACTGAGGTCAGGCCGCGCGCTGGACCCTCCCTTCCGGCGCGCGGCCCACCCCGCTCGACCCATAACCTCTAGAAGGAGTGATCCCGCATGGCCAAGTACCGCGGCCCGAAGAACCTTCAGTTCGGCATCAACGAGGACGACGCCGTTGCGGAGTACTCCTCCGTCAAGGACGAGGCGACCGGCGACTACGTCATCGACATCCCCGACGGTGTCGCGTCGGCCGACTGGCTCCAGAGCGAGGGCTTCAAGCTCGAAACCGACAGCCCGTCGGAGGCGCCCGCTGAGGCACCTGTCATGGAGCCGGCCCCGGCCGAGCCGACCGACGATGAGCCGGCGGTGCCGTCGGACGAGCCCCCGACCGAGTAGCACTCCCCCCCAAGCAGCAAGGAGGGACTCGTGAGCACGCCTCTCGCGTCATCGTCCGAGCTCGGAATCTACCTCGACACCGAGGTGGACCTCGCACGGGCCCTTCTTCTCCTGCAACTCGCCCAGGACCGCTGCGAAACGATCGTCGCGCCGCTCCCGGCCGCGGCGAAGGGCGTCGTGCTGGCCGTCGCAGCCAGGGCCTACGACAACATCACCTCGCGTCTCTCTGAGGTTGTCGGTGGCATCAGCCAGGGCGCCGCGCCCACCGCGATGGGCGGCGTCGGTGGCTTGTACCTGTCGAAGTCCGACAAGGCAGACCTGCGACGAATGGCCGGCCGGTCGACTGCGTTCAGCATCGACACCCTCCCGAAGGGTGTCGATGCGGTCCAGACCGTCATCGTCCAGGGCTCGCCCACCGGCGGAACCTTCACCCTCGCGTTCGGTGGAGTCCCGACTAACCCGGTCGCACTCGACGCGGACGCTCCGACCCTCCAGGCGGCGCTCGAGGCAGTCGGTGGCATCGGTGCTGGCAACGTCACCGTGTCCGGAGCATCCGGCGCTTGGGCGGTCACCTTCACCGGTGCGCTCGGGACTTCTCCCATGCCGCTCCTGGTCGCGGCCGACACCTTCACCGGCGGCACGACGCCCTATGTGCAGGTCCTGACCCTCGTCACCGGGGTTCTCGCACCAGGGCAGGGCCTCCCTGGCTGGGATGTCGACCACTACGGGCCGAACAGCCGCTCTGTTGCCGTGGACGGTTTTTGATGGACGTCCTGCCGCGCGCGATGCGCCAGAGCGTGACGCGAATCCGGATCACCGGATCGGGCGAGGACGCCTACGGCAACGTGTCATCCTCGACCACGACCTCGACGACGATCACCGGCGTCTCACTCCAGCCCTTCACGGGCGGAGCGCCGTCAAGCGAAACGCCCGGGTCGAACTTCGACCGGACTGTGACCCGTTGGCGCCTCTTCGCTCCCCCGGGCACTGACCTGCAGACCGATGATCGGATTCGCCAGGGCGCGCTCGACTTGGAGATCGACGGCGAACCCGTGACCTGGCCCGGCCCCAACGGAAGTCCACACCACCTCGAGGCACAACTGAAGAGGTTCGGAGGCTGACCATGCCGAGCGTGAAGTTCATTCCGTCGTTCTCTGGTATCGGCGAGACCTCGGTTCTCGCCGCCGAGATCGACGCAGCCATTCAGCACACCGCCGAGCAGATCCTCGAGACCGCGCACGCCCTCGCGCAGGACGCTGGCCTGACTGCATACGCGGCATCGCTGCACATCGAGACCGGAGCCCGGCCGAAGGGACGCGGCTACGCGCGGGTCGTGGCTGACGCCGATGAGGCGGCCGCGCGCGAGTGGGGAGACAGCGACAACGACCGGCTTCGGATCCTCGGCCGTGCCGCTGGCATCCAGATCTTCCCAGACCTCGGCCGATGACCGACTTCCAACTGCAGCCCCTGATGGTCTGGCCCGACGCCGAGGCTGTCGTTCGCGCGTGGCTCGTCGCGAACGTTGCTTCAACGCCGAACATCAGGACCGAGACCGACAACACTTTCGGCACGAGTTCGCCCGGCGCGACGATGACGCTTCCGCTCGTGCTGATCCAGCGGGTTCCTGGTGGAGGGACTGACGCGGACGGGTCCACGGAGACCGCGGTCGTGGACGTCACGTGCTTTGCGGCCGACCGCGCTGCGATGTGGCTTCTCTACCGGGAGGTCCACGCCTGGATGTTGCGTCTGACAGGGAAGAGCACGGTGCTCGGTGGCGTCGACCAGGTCCTCGTCAGCAATGGAGTCGGCGAGGTCGATTACGCGAACCCGAACCTGAAGCGCGCGATCACGAGCTACGAGGTCATCACGCGGCCGTTCAGCAGCGCTTTCCCGCTGCCCGCCTGACCCCGCGCCCGTCACGGTGCGGCGACTCGCCACCCACCCCGCTCAGCGTCCCTGAGCGACATCACCCAACCCAGGAGGACGCATGTCCAGCACCACGGTTGAGTCGCTCGAGGCGGCCAACAACCTCAACATTCTGAAGTTCTCGGTCGGCGCGGCCATCTTCGGCGACATCGACGCCGCGACCATCAGCGACATCTTCAACACCGACGGGACGCTGGCCACCCTTCCGGACGGCTACTACTCCGCGGGCCTGATCAACACCGACGGCATCACGCTGAACCGGAACCTGACCGTCCAGGAGGTCATGTCCTGGCAGTCGGTGGAGTCGCAGCGCACCGACGTCACCCAGGACACCCTCCAGATCCAGATCAAGTTCCAGGAGTCCCTGAACCCGGCGGTGCTGGCGATCCAGGAGGCCAAGAAGATCGCCGACGTCATCACGTCGATGGAGGGCGCGAACCACTTCTCCTTCGACAAGGATCCGTCCGGAGTTCAGCCTCAGCGCCGCTGCCTGCTCATCGGGCACGACACGCTGCGCGACGTCATCGTTGCGCGGTACCTGCCGCGTGTCGCGGTCAACGCCTACGGCGCCATGGCGATGCAGCGCGGCACCGAGCAGCTCAACGACGTCACGTTCGACTGCTACCTCGACCCCACCTACACCGGATCCACGACCCCGAACGGCACCTCGTCGCGGTACTTCATCGGCGGCCCTGGCCTCCCGGCCATCGTCGGCACCGACCCCGCCGTGCCGACGCCGCCGGCGTGGGCCGCGACCCACGTCTACGCGCTCAACGCGCTCGTCACGTTGACCGGGAAGGTGCTCAAGGCCACGACCGCCGGCACCTCGGGCTCGACCGCGCCGACCGTCCCGGGCACCATCGGGGGCGCCGTCACCGACGGCACCGTCACGTGGACGCGCACGGAGTGACCTGGGCGTGACATCAGACGGCCGGGTGCGGCGTTCTCAGGCGAGTCGCGCCGCACCCGGTCTCGCAACACCCCCGACTCGCCATCGCCTGAAATGAGGACTCGCCATGACTGGATCAATCCCGAAGCACCGAAACCGCTACAAGGTCTCCGAGGCCAGGCAGCAGATGATCGACAAGATCGGCTCGGACAGGCTCGAGTTCGAACTCGATGACGGCTACATCCTGGAGTTGCCGCACCCGATGTTCTACGACGCGGCCACGAAGAAGGCCCTGAAGGACGTCGAGGACGGCGACTACGAGGCCATCCTGCGCGTGTTGGTCGGTGACAAGAAGGCCGACGAGTTCGCCGACCACGACGGCGACTTCGACGACCTCGGGTTCGTGTGGCTGCGCGCCACCGAGGACGCGCAGGATGTCCTGGCTGGCCGGAAGCGCCCTACACGATCCTGAGCCTGCTCGGTGAGCACCCCGAAGCCGTCGAGGCCGCCCTGTGCGCCACCTATGCGCCACGGGACCCGATCGGCGAGTACTGGCGGGGTGAACTCTCGCTTCGCGGTCTCAGGGTGCTCATCGGCGGCCTGCCGCCGGACTCGGCGATGCACCGGGCGTATCCACACTCGGCAGGGTGGGAGCAGTCCGACCACCTCCTAGCGGACCTGGTTGACGGACTGAACGCGCTGTGGCGGCTCACGGCCGCAGTGAACAGCAAGGACGGCCGGTACGACCCGCCCACCCCTGTTCGGCGCCCTGGCGATGAAGAGCGCCTCGCGGCTGAGGTAGCCCAGACGCGGAAGACCGAGACGAAGCTCCGGTCGATCGTCGCTCAACTTCTACCACCTGAGAGGCGGTGAGTCGTGGCCCGCGCTGGAGTGGTCTGGATCGACGTACTGCCGTCGATGAAGGGGTTTGCGCCGGCTGTCCGGGCCGGGCTCGCCCTGCCGCTCTCCTCCACGGGAGCGGCGGCTGGGAAGAGTTTCAACACCGGGCTGCTCGGTTCGGTCGGGAAGTCTGGCATGGCTCAGGCCGTGAAGGCCCAGGCCGACGCCGCCGCGGCAGCGGTCGACCAGGCTGCCGCCAAGGCCGGCGCCGCCCGCAAGCGTGAGGCGGATGCGGCCGGCGCTGTCCGGGTCGCGGAGTTGAAGCTTGCCGAGGTTCGCGACAAGGAAGGCGCCCAGGCGTCCGCGGTCGCGGCAGCCGAGGAGCGTCTCGCGCGCGCGCAGCGAACCTCCGCGAGTGCGGCAAAGGCGTCGGCCGCTGCAGCCGCTGACCTCGGTCGCGCACAGGCGATCGCAGCGAAGACCTCGAGCGAGTCTGCCGTCGCGACCGGCCGTTTCCAGCGCGCTGGCCTCGCCGCCACGGGCGCGGTTGGTGGAATGGCGGGGAAGATGGGCGGCTTCGTGAAGTCCGCCGGGTCTCTGGCTGGGATATTCGCCGTGTTCGGCGCCGCGCACTTCGCAGGCGAGTCGATCAAGTCGGCGATGGACTTCCAGCGCGGCACCCAGGTCCTGCAGACCGCGGCTGGTGAGCTCCCGAAGAACCTCGCCATGGTCCGCTCCGGACTGATGGCGATCTCTTCGGAGACCGGCACCTCGCTCGACCAGATGATCGAGGGGATGTACACGGTCGAGAAGGCCGGCATCCGTGGCGGCAAGGGCCTGGCGGTGATGCGGGCGGCTGCGAAGGGCGCGAAGGACGAGGGCGCCGACCTGGGGATCGTCACCAACGCCCTGACGACGATCATGACGACCTCGAATGGCAAGATCACCAACGCCTCGAAAGCCATGAACGCGCTGATGGTGGCGGCCGGCCACTCAAAGACGACGATGCAGGAGTACGCCGGGTCACTTTCTTCGGTGCTGCCGCTCGCGTCGAAGGTTGGGATCACGTTCGACCAGGTCTCTGGTGCGATCTCCGCGATGACCGCGCAGGGCATGTCTGCTCAGCAGACCACCCAGGACCTTAACCACGTCATCGCGTCACTCTCGACCCCGACCCGGGCCATGTCGTATGAGATGCACTCGTTCGGGATCAACTCGGCCGACGTGCGCGACAAGCTCGGCAAGCGTGGCCTGCAGGGCACCATCGAGTTCCTGTCAGACTCGATCAAGAACAAGCTCGGCGCGTCAGCGAAGGTCGCGATCGAGAACCTGCGTCACCTCCCCGCCGCGGCGCGGGACATCGCGACGAAGTACCAGCAGGGCCTCCTGACCACGCAGCAGTTCGAGACTCAGGCCGGAAAGCTCAAGGGCTCGCAGTCGGTGCGCGACCAGTTGCTCGCGGCGGGTCCGGCGATGCGCGGTTACACCGAGGCGCTCTCGAAGATGACCGGCGGCCAGTTGGGGCTTACCACGGCCCTGATGCTGACCGGGAGGAACGGGAAGACGTTCGCCGAGACGACTAAGGACGTCGGCAAGGCGATGAACTCCACCGCCGACTTCAACAAGAAGTGGGGCATCACGTCGAAGTCGACCGCGAACGCCCTCGCGATCGCGCACCAGACGATCCGCAACTTAGGGACCGCGCTGGCCACCACTCTCCTCCCAGGCCTCGCGAAGGCCGCGATGTGGTTCGCGAACGCGACCATGGCCGTCGCGAAGTTCACCAAGCAGAACTGGTCCTGGCTCGGCCCGGTCGTCAAGGGCCTCGGCCTCGCAGTGCTCGCGCTCGGTGGCCTGTCTGCAGGGATCGCCATCTTTGAGGCCCTGACTTCCCCCATCAGCCTGGTGGTCCTCGGGATCACCGCCCTGGCCGTCGGCCTGATCTACGCCTACAAGCACTCCGAGACCTTCCGCCGCATCGTGAACGACACGTGGCGGATCGTCAAGGACGGATTCAAGGTCATGTGGGACCTGCTGCAGCCCAACTTGAAGCTCTGGGGGGTCGAGCTCCAGGTTCTGGGCACCATCGCGAAGTGGCTGTGGGACCACGCGTTCAAGCCGACGATCACGTCCATCATCGGGGCCGTCGCGTTCCTGATGACCGTCTGGTCGAAGATGCTGGGCGCGCTCGGACACATTCCCGGGTTCGGGTGGGCCAAGGACGCCTCCAAGGCCCTGGGCGACGCCGCGAGTGCGGCGAACGACCTGGTCGCGGCTCTGAACGGCGTCCCGAAGACGGTCGATACGACCGTCACGCTGCACTACTCCAAGAAGCAGGCCGCGACACTGCCCGGCATCAACAAGCCTCGCGTCCTTCCGGGCATCGGGCAGAACGCCCGCGGCACCGCTTACTGGCGGGGTGGCCTGTCGCTCGTCGGTGAGAACGGTCCCGAGTTGATCTCCCTGCCGACCGGCGCGCGTATCGACTCGGCGATGCAGACCCGCCAGAGGCTCCGGAAGGCGGCTGCCGTGGATGGTCAGATGGTCCAGGGCGGCAATCACTTCACGATCGAGCAGGTTGTGGCCCAGGACGTGAACGACATGCTCGGCCAGTTGCAGCAGCGAGCGCACCTTGCGTCTCGCGATGGGATCACGAGGACGTCGGCGTGACGGTCTCTAGCGTCACGTTCAGCAGGACGCTCGTGTCAGGTAGTCCTGGACCCTTGACGGTGAGCAGCGGTGGAGACCCGGCGGCCTCTCCGCTGCAACTCGATCGGAATGGCTTGGTCGATCCCGACCAGATCTGGCGTAAGACCTATGCGCCCGATTCGCAGGACGTTCACGGTTCAGAGCTCATCTCTGCTGTCCTGAGTCAGAGCAGTCTCCCTTTGATCATCTGGGTCAACGGATCGGACTACGCGACCTTCCGAACCAATCGCAAGACACTGATCGACACGCTCTCGCAGTTCACTTACACAGCAACCGTCACAATCGACAGCCAGGTTGAGGTTTGGCAGTGCGACCCCGCCGACATCTCGCCGGGCCCAGTCCTTGTCGAGCAGGTCGCAGCGCACCACCAGAATCTCACGCTCACCATCCCCGTCTATCCGATTCCTGGGAGCGTGTGATGTCCGCACCGATCGACGTCACGGCTCAGAACGGCTGCCTGGACGCGCTCCTGGGCGACAACCACGCCTCCACGACGCCCTCAGCGTTCCAGTTGGCGCTGTTCGACGGTGATCCCACTCAGGGGGGCGTGGAACTCACCTCGAGCGGCGGCTACGCGCGGGTCGCGTCGATCGCGAACAACTCGACGAACTTCCCGGCTGCAGACACGGGCGTGAAGACGGGTGCCGCGCAAGCGTTCGCCGACTCCACCGACGCCTACTCTGCCATCGGGACCTACTGGGTGCTGTTCGACGACGCGAACCCGACCGTGGCTTGGTTCTACGGCGCTCTGAGCGAGTTGGTCAACGTCACCGCGTCTGGAACCGCGGTGGCGATCACGCCGCGCTTGTACTGGAGCAGTTGAGGCGATGACGAGCTACGACCTCGCGTCGCTGTGGTACGGGTATCCGCACGCGAAGTCGCTGTACACGAGCCCGGACCTCGCGGCCGACCCATCCAGCAGCGACTACGGATGGTTCGCATTCGGGCCGACCGGGCTCGTCATCGACTTCACGCACTCCTACCTCGTCGAGATTGACGTCGATGACTTCGTCGACGCGTTCTTCTCGGTGCGCTCGGCCAAGGCGCTCGATGACACGCTCTACACCGACTCCGACCGCGTCGACCTGAACGACACCAGCACCATCACCAGCGGCACCATGTCGGTCACCTTCGGCGCCGGCCACACCTACGCACCCGACTGGGCAGGCGCGCAGGCCGACGGCGAGAACACCTTCTTCATCGAGGCCACGGTCGGGATGACAGTGCACGCGCTGCGGATCACCGACCTTGGGCCCGCGAATCCGCCGACCGACACCGACACTTCGAACGGTGTCAACGGGCTGGACCTGGTCGGTGATGGCCTCGCCGTGGTGACCCCGCCGGTCGCTGCACCGCCGGCGACGTTGAAGTTCGGGAACCGGGTCGAGAAAGCACTGCCGTATCCGGTTCCGACGATGGTGAACGGGAGGCCGACCTGATGGGCTGGGCCGACACCATCGCGCTCTCCAGGGCGGCGGCGTTCTATCGCCTCCTCATCGGCGGCGTGGACGTGACCTACTTCCGTGGATTCGCTACCCCGGTCCCGCGGCTCATGCTCACCGAGCCCTACGCCTTCGGTGCCACCGACATCCAGTTCCCCCAGGTCCACGCCGGGCTCGAGCAGTGCGGTGTCGGCGACCTGGCCTGGGTGAAGCCCGACTCGCGGGTGATCATCCAGATGGTCGACGACCCGACCATTGAGCATCCGACGGTGCTGGCGACCCTGTACAAGGGGTGGGTAGACGACATCGAGGTCGTCAGCGGCCGCCTGCTGAACCTGCCCTGTTCCGGTGAGGTGTCGGGCCGGTTGGGGATGATGGACCGGCCGGTGCCGCGGTTCCGGAAGCTCGCAGATGTGGGCCACTGGGCTGCGTTGGCGGCGCAGTTGTGTGGGGTGCATTTCGAGCCGCAGGCCGGGCCGGTCACCGGGATCAAGCTCGCTGATGACGGCGACATGTCGGAGTCGGCGTGGCTGGACAAGGTCTGCCAGGAGTCCCAGAACCGTGATGGCAACCAGTCCTCGTTCATGCCGAAGGGCGACTGGGGTGCCGGGGTGTGGCAGTTCGCACCGAAGGACACTACGACGGTCGCGTTCACGCTGTTCAACGACGACGCCCGCGTGGTTCTTGACGTGCAGCGAGTCTCTGCTGAGGAGACGAACACCTACTGGGGTCGCGGTGTGGACCCGGACGGGTTGCGCTGGTTCAACGGCGTCTACCCGGGGCTGACCCAGGGACCGCCGGCGCCGTACCCCTACACCGACACTTCGACAAACTTCAACGTCGGCACCACCGATGGCGACACCGACACCGGCGACGGCGTGCGGATCCTCTGGCTCAAGCTGACTGAGATGCATTACCTGTCCACCACGCCGCCGTATGGCGGGGTATTCACCGACGCAATGGGTGAAGCGGTCGCAGACCTGAAACGTGACGCTGGGCTGCCGGACAGCAGCGTGGTGACGTACAACGCCTGGAAGGCGCTGTTCAACATCGACGTCACCGGCTACTCGATCAGCGATGCCCGATGCAAGCCGCTGCTTCAAGACAGCGACGTTCGGAAGTGGAACCTCACCAGCAATGGGTCCTATGCCGGACAAAACCCCGACTTCAACAAGAACGTGCGCCGGCGTGACCGCGCGATCGACTTCGGACGTTGTTCTAAGCCTGACGCGATCCGCTGGGTCCGTGGCGACCACGCGAAGGCCGAAGGCACCCCGAACTGGACCGGCACCATCACCCTCAACGGGGTCTCCGGTTTTGCCGGGAGCCACGCCAACCCGACCGGACTGACTGCGGACGACATCTACGAATACTGGAAGATGCTGCCCGGCCAGAACGTCCGCCTCCCGTACTTCGACGGCGGCACCGTGTTTCACATCGCCGGCGCGGAGGTCTCCGTGGGCTCAGTGGTGCTGCACGTCGACACACGGGCCCGCGACCTGATGGATCTGGCGAGCCTGCGAGCCCGGAACTCCGATGCCCGACGCAACACCCGCCGTGAGTGGCGCATCGAGAACCGCGGCACGAAGGCGTCAAACAACATGGTCACCTTCGACGAGTTCGGCGGCCGGCTCGCCCAGGATGTGCCTCTGGTCGGCGGACAGTGGAACGTCGTAGAGATCCCGATGGGTCAGCACGGTCAGGTGAACCGCACCAACCTGCAGGTCACCGGCAGCCTGGTCGACGGCAGCACGACCGGCTGGTGCATGGCGGTGGTCGCGGCGCAGTGGTCAGGCGCGCAGTTCTCGCGTCGGGTCGGAAACCCGTTCCCCGTCGACTCTAATGGCGCGACCGTGTGGGAGTCGACGGCGCTGGTCGACCTGTACGACGACGGGATCCTGCTCTACTCGGCGGGCAACGTGAACCAGCCGTGCGGCTACTGGCCCCGCAAGCACACCGGCGACACCGGATCCACAACGGACGCTGACGTCACCGGCCGGTGGCGCGACGACCAGGCGTGGCCTTACATCACCGCCCCCGAGATGCCATTGATCACCCTGGGCATCTACCCGGCCACGGACGGGGTCCTCAAGGCGGGAATCCTGTTCAAGAAGCAGGAAGACGACGCCACCTGATGAGCGCCGCCTGATGCCCGCTGGTCCCTGGATCGACGGCCCCGCATCCTCCGGCACCACGAGCTTCGAGGGTGGCACCTACACCGCCGGCACGCCCGTCGACCTCAGCGCCGATGCCACCATCGCCGTCACCGGGGTCGTGGTGTCCAAGACTGCCCAAGACGACACCGGTGACGGCACTGATCGTTCCGGCGAGGTGTGGAACGTCGTCCGCGGCTTCCAGGACAGCTCGGTCAACCCGAACATCCTCGTGACCTCTAGCCGGAACCCGCTGGCCAGCGTCGGTTCTGATGCTCACTGGCCGGTCGGCGTCGACCGCGGCGTCCGCGTAGGAGCGGTCAATGAAGCCAACGCCGGCCTCGAGCTCCTCGGGTTCGCGGTCGGGTTCGCCGATGTCTTCTCGCCCACCCTCCCTACCGGAGCGACGGGCTGGCAGGCCGACCCGGACCAGGTGGCCGAATGGTCTGGGAACCTGACGTTCAGCTACGACACCTACAGCTTCGACGATGGGTCTCAGACCTTCACTGGCATCGTCGGGAGCCCGGTCATCGCACCGCTGGACATCTCGAGCATCGGGCTGAATGGCACGTTCCCGTATGCGAACTACAACGCGTTGCCCTCCTCGCCCGGGTCGTCGCTGGCGTTCTCCGGGTCGGGTGCGTCCTACGCGGCCGACGCCTCGATCATGCCGGACTACCTGCTCAACAGCAGTCCGGCGGCGCTGATCACGAACGCGACCCACTACTGGGCTGTGAAGGTGCAACTCAACGTCGCCTGGACCTACCAGTTGCCGCGCTACCGGTTCCTTTTTCCAGGCGCCCCACCGTGCCGCATCTACCCGCGCGACGACGGGCTCGGAGTCGGCGCAGGTCGCATCTTCCCGCCGCCCACGTCGCACCAACGCTCCGGCCGTCGCGCCGGCGGCTACTACTGAGCATCGAACGGAGCGTGATGGAGCCGACGACCGAACCGGAGTCGACACCGGAGCCGCCCACGGCCACCACCACCGCGCGGCCGGGCGGCACGTTCTTCACGATTCTGTTCACCCTCGCCATGTTCGCGAACATGATCTGGGACGCGATGTCGACGTCCTACAACGGCGTGCAGAACTCGCTCATCCTCGCCGCAATGGCTCTGTCGCCGCCGGGTGTCTCGGTCGGCAAGAACCTCGTCCAACGCATCCTCGACCGCTACATCGGGACTAAGTCATGACAGCACTCGCTCTCTCGGGTGCCATCCCGAGCCTCATGCAGCTCAGCATCGCGACAGCCTCCGGGTTCGTCCTCGGCGTGCTCTACGGGGGCGTCTCGACGGGCTGGACAAGCATCCGCCGGCGCACACAACGGAACGAGGACCGATGAGCACTCTCCTAGCGCGTTACGACGCGTGGCACCAGAAGTACGGCGCCCTCGCACAAGCGTTGTGCTTCCTCTTGGTGACCCTCTGCGGGGTCGGCGTGTTCTTCGTCAACCAGCAGAACACGACCCAGGAGAAGGCGTTCCGGGCTGAGCAGGTGCAGCGCACGACCGACAACGCCGCACTCCTCGGCTGCTTCAACCGCTACGCGAACGCCCAGTCTCCGGCGCTGGCGAAGCGGTCCGTCGCGTCCGGGAAGCTCAACGATGCGATGGTCACGGCGCTGTTCTCCGACGAGGGGATGCGCGGCCTCCTGGTCGCCATCGGTCAGAAGAAGAGCATCACGCCGCGCCAGTTCTTCATCACCCTCGACTTGTTCAACGCGGCCCAGACGGCGGCAGCGACCTACAACCAGGTCAAGGCCGACAACCCGCTGCCGTCCGCGCCGTCGACCTTCTGCCATCTCCCGAAGGACTGAACCATGAGCACGACCACGCTTGTCCGTCACGTCCAGTACGAGGTCGTCGAGGTGACCCGCTGCGGAGTCACCTTCCGGGCCACGCGCCGCACCGTTCAGCACCTCGACTGGACCATCGCGCGTCTGCGCCGCCGCATCCCGTGGGCTCGGCTGCACATCATCCAGCCCTGTTACAACGACACCGTCGCCGCCTCGGCCGGCACGCATGACCGCGACGCCGTCTTCGACCTGCGCATCTCTGGCATCGGCTGGTGGCGTGCTCAGTGGTTCCTGCGTAACGCGGGCTGGGCGTGCTGGTTCCGGCACACGGGCCAGTGGGCTCCCCGCGACGCCTGGCACATTCACGCCATCTCGCTGCCGACCGGACTGCCCGCCGACCCGACCGCCGAAGAGGTCGGTGCCGCCTACAGGCGCATCGGCCTGGTGGTCGGTGAGTTCATCGACGGTGGTCTGACCTCCAAGGGTTCGACGCGGGCCACGTCTCAGGTCGAGGACTACTACATCGGCGGACTCGGCCTCAAGGGCGAGCAGGCGTCGGGCTCCGACACCTCGCCGTTCCCGGCCGACATCAACGCCACCGTCTACGTCTACAAGCCGTTCCAGGCTGCTTAGGAGACCGCGATGCCTTTCCTCCAGGACATCATCCCCGCCGCATACCGCAAGTACATCTACGCCGCGTTCGCTCTCGCCGGGTCCATCGTGGGCGCGCTGCAGTTGTGCAACGTGTCGACCGGGAAGGCGACCGACGTCATCACCTACCTCGGCATCGCCCTGGGTGCGACCGCGCACGCGAACACCAAGAGCACGACACCGAGCGCACCGAGCGCACCGGCGGCTCCCACGGCTACGGCCACATCGCTATCTCGGTCGGCGGCGGCAAGTGCTGGTCCACCGACATCCAGCGCCCCGGCTACTTCGACCTCGTGCCCGTCACCCGCATCCACGACGCCTGGGGCCTGACGTTCGTCGGCTGGTCCGAAGACGTCGACGGCGTGCGCGTCATCACCGTCCTGCCGCCGACGCCTGCCCCCGTCGCCACCCCGCACATCGACCACGCCATCAACGACCTCGCCGAGCAGATCGCGGCGATGAAGGTCGGCCCCAAGCGCGCAGCCGTCCGGGCTGCACGTCGCACCACCCTCGCCGCTCGCCGCATTGTGAAGGGAATCTCGGCATGAACCACATCCTCGCCAACGCCAAGGCTTACGCGGCCCTGGTCGGCTCCGTACTGACCGCGGTCCTGGCATCCGCGCCGCACGTGCCCACCTGGCTCGGCATCGTCGCGGCCGTCTGTACGGCCGTCACCACCTGGACGGTCCCGAACGCCGCAACGCCGTCGAAGGGCCAAGACGGCGCAGTCGAACCCGGCTCACTCGCGGTCGGGCTGGTCCTCGGCCTCATCGTCGTCTGGCTGATCCTGCGATGACCACCGTCGCCGTACTCGGGCGCCACAAGGAACACGACCCGCGGTCACTGAACTACCCGGCACAGACCGCAGCCGTGGTCACGAAGGTCTGGACCCACTACGGCGCCGTCCTCGACCAGGGACAGGTCGGCTCCTGCACCGGGAACGCGATGGCCCAGGCACTCAACACGAAGCCGCTGCGTGCCGTGGGGCGTGCGCTGCTGCGTGAGGCCGACGCCGTGCAGCTCTACTCCGCTGCCACGGCGCTCGACAACGTGCCTGGGACCTACCCGCCCGACGACACGGGCTCAAGCGGTCTCGCGGTCGCAAAGGCCGCGCAGAACGCCGGCTACATCACTGGCTACACCCACGCCTTCGACCTCGACCACGTCCTCGGCGCGCTCATGCTCGGGCCGCTCATCTGTGGCACCGACTGGCACCAAGACATGTTCAACCCCGACCCGGACGGCACCGTCCACCCCACCGGGGCCATCGCAGGCGGCCACGAGTATCTGCTCCTCGGCGTTCACCCGCGTATGGAGCGGCTCACGTTCCTGAACTCGTGGAGCAAGTCGTGGGGCTACCACGGCCGGTTCTACATGTCCTTCGACGATTTCGACGGCCTGCTCAACGCGGGCGGCGATGCGGTGGCGCCCCGCCCATGACGACGAACTACCCGATCCCGCTCGGCACGTTCCCGCTCTACCGCGGTGACGCTGGCGGCCGGAACAAGGTGACCATCGCCCTGACCGACTCCAACGACGCGCCCGTGGACATGTCGGCCTTCGGGACCACGTGGACCTGCCAGGCGCAGGGCAGCGGCCAGACCATCACTCTGGTTGCGGACCCCGCGCTGGTGGCAACGGGCGTTCTTGAGGTCCGGGTGCAGGACACCGATTCGGCCAACCTGCCGGACTTGATGGTCTTCGACATCGAGGCGACGGGCGGCACCATCAGCCCACTGACCGTGTTCTCTGGAACCTTCACAACCTCCGGGCAGGTGACGACGCCGTGACGAATGTGACCGTGAAGTTGCCTGCCGGTGCTGTTCCGCCCGTGCTGCCCGATGACGTGTCGCCGACCGTGACCGTCACTGGCTTGGTCGTGAACGTCACCGAGGGCGGTGGCGGCGCGACAACGCTGGACGCTTTGACCGATGTCAATCACACCGGCAAGGCCGCGGGGAAAGTGCTCGCGGTCGCTGAGGACGGCGTGACGTATGACCTGCAGGAGCCTGGGGCAGGGCCTGCAGGGCCGACCGGCGCTACG